TAATACATACGATACTGAATTTGGAATCATTGAGACAAACTCTGGTATTGGTACAATTGGAACAAGAGTTAATGGCGCTGCTGTTGGTGTTGCTGCAACTGTTGAGGTTCTGTACACTCCCCCTGCGAATGTTCAGGCACAGGCAAAAGTCTTTATGGTTGCATTGAGACATGCTGATGATGAAAGATCTGAAGTTGATTTTACAAACGGAACTATAGACACATCATTCTCGCAATATGAGGGAACTGATACTGACATTAAGAGAGCGTTTGAGCTCAAGCATAGAGGAAGACCAATCTTTGAGAGATACTTTGAGGGTAATGATTCTGATGAAGTTGTCGTTGATGATAACACGATTAGACTGCCAGATCACTTCTTTGTAACAGGTGAGCAATTAACATATGTTCATGCTGGAGCCGCAAGCACTCAGGCGATTGGTATTGCATCAACTTCATTTGTTGGTATTGGTACAACCGATAAAGTTCCTGGAACTGTTTTCGCAGTCAAGGTTGATGACAATAAGATTAAACTTGCAGCTACCGCTGAGAAGGCACTGAAGGCTACACCTGAGGTGCTTGACTTCACAAGTGTTGGTATTGGCACATCTCACAGATTTGTATCAACCAATCAGAACTCTAAGGGTATTCTGGCACTTGATAATATTATTCAATCTCCCATTGTTTCTACTGCTCTCACAACACACCTGCATAGAACCGCAACATCAAGCGATGATCGAATAACTGTAAGCACTGGCATCAACTCAATCTTTGGAGGAGATCTTCTTAAGATTGAAAATGAAATCGTTAAGGTGTCTGGTGTTGGTATTGGATCTACAAACGTGCTTTCAGTTCAGAGACAGTGGTTGGGAACTGCACTTGCAGGACACTCAACAGATTCTCTCGTTACCAAGGTTGTTGGAAACTACAATATTGTTGATAACATCCTCAACTTTGTTGATCCTCCTGTTGGTCAAACTCCACTGGGAACCTCAACTAACAGACCTGACGAAAGAGATTGGACTGGCATCGCTACAGGATCATCTTTCCAAGGAAGAATATTCCTCAGATCTGGTGTCCAAGATACATCAAATGAGACTTATTATAGAAATAAGGTGCTTGATGATATTTCTGATAACTTTAATGGAACTAATAGATTATTCACACTTACATCGGAAGCATCAAATGTTGGAGGAATATCGACTGAAAATGCGGTTGTTCTGATTAACGACATCTTCCAGGGTCCTGGGGCGACAAGTGATTACACAATTGAAGAGAGTAGTGGTATTAGTTCTATTAGATTTGCAGGAACTGCTACCTCTGTTTCCTATGATGTCAATAGTTCTAATTTACCTGTCGGAGGAGTCATAGTTTCAGTTGGTATGACTGACCAAGGTCTAGGATTCCAACCTTTGGTATCCGCTGGAGGAACAGCAACTGTCTCAGGTCTTGGTACTATTTCTGCTATCAGTATTGGTAATAGTGGATCTGGTTATAGAGCTGGCGTCCAAACTGTTAATGTTGGTGTCGCTTTGTCAAGCACTAGTGCTCCAAGCATTGAGTTTATTGGAACTGCAACAATTAGTAATGGCAATATCGTGAGTGTTGCAATCACGAATCCAGGAACTGGTTATACAACAACTAATGTTCCTTATGTAATCTTTGATGATCCACTTTCATATTCGGGTATTGCACTAACATATAGTTCCGTCTCAAGCGGAATTGGTAGTGGAGCGACTATTGATATTGTAGTTGGTCAGGGATCAAGTATCATCGACTTTGAGATTCGCAATACTGGATACGGATTTAAATCTGGCGAAAAGTTAACTGTTCCTATTGGTGGACTCACTGGTATTCCAACCACTTCCACATATAGAGAATCCCTGATTGATGTTCAGAAGGTATTCACCGATGAGTTCACTGCCTGGTCGATCGGAACTCTGCAAGTGCTCGATAATCTTGATGATCTCTTTGACGGAAGCACTGTTGCATTCTCGCTCAGAGATTCTGGATCACTTATCACGATTAGAGCAGCGAAAGGTTCTAATATTAATGTACAGGATGTTCTCCTTGTGTTTATTAATGATACACTCCAAGTTCCTGGTGAAGGATATACCTTTAACGGTGGTTCTACCATCACATTCACAGAAGCACCTAAAGTAGGAGACAAATCTAAGATTATCTTCTATAAAGGCACTGGAGCAGTTGATGTTGTCTTCAGAGATATTATTCCTCCAGTAAAAATTGGAGACACATTACAGATTGAGTCAGACGTTGTTCATCTTAATGAAGATCCCAGAGTTGTTGACCAAATTGATTCTACTGATATTATCACAACTGATCCATATTATGGTCCAGGAAATACAGCAGATGAAAATCTTGTTAGACCTGTGATTCTTTGCAGACAAACTGAAGATAAAATTATTGATAATAAAGAAGTTGGCAAAGACAGGGAACTTTATGAACCTGGCATCAATCCAGGTGCATATCTTATTAAATCTGTTGGTATTGGTTCTACAACAATCTATGTTGACAATATAAGACCCTTCTTTGATTCTAAAGTTGAGGACGCTACAAGTCTTACCTTCCAAAACAAAGTAACACTTGTTTCACAGGATACTAAGACAGGTGCAGCTGCAACAGCGATTGTATCTGGTCTTGGAACAATATCTTCTATATCAATATCCTCAGGTGGTGTTGGTTACTCTACCGCTCCTACAATTAGTATCGGCGGAACTGCACAATCTGTAGGACTTGGAACCACTGCAGTTGCAACAGCATCTATTACTGCTGGTGTTGTAACTTCTATTACTCTGTCAAACGCTGGCACTGGGTACACTACTGCAAAACCACCACAAGTTCTGATTGCACCACCAACATCTAACGTAGAAACTAATAGCGTTGGTTCATTCTCTGGTGATAGTGGAATCGTTGTTGGATTTGGAACTACTTCTTCTGGTTCTGACTTACAGATTGTCCTTGATCTTCATGTCCCAGCGGGATCATTTATGAGAGATGCGTCTCTTGTTGGAACCGCTGTAACAATAAGTGGAATTGGAACAAATGATTATTTCATGGTTTATAACTCTAATGTTGGTCTCGCAACTACTTCTATCTCATCTAAAGATGGTGGTGGAACAACAATAGCGATTGGCAAGAGTTACATTGATAACATTTATCAAGTTGCCTCCGTTTCTACTGTTGAGTCCACAATCACTGGAATTGGCACCACTCATATAAGAAGAATCCAGGCAACTGTTGTTGGACTTGGAACCACCACTGGAGGTATATACACTACCTCGAATTATATGGGTAATTACAGTTGGGGTAGAGTTGATTTAACAGGAAGAGTACAATCCTATGAGTATAACTTCTATGGCGATGATGGTGTAGTTGGCATCACAACTTCAGGTCTTGTAAGAAGAACAAATCCACTCAAATTTAGAAATTACATCGTCTAAATAAATTTTGTGGTCACTGTCCCAATAAATAAGTAAAAAAACCAGTACAAATGGCTGCTATTATAACTGATCAAATTAGAGTGCTTAACGCCAAGAATTTTGTTTCTGACGTTGGCATTAACACTTATTATTCTTTTATTGGTTTACCGAATCCAACAGATTACCAAACTGATTGGAATAATAACCCTCCTTCACCAAAGGATAATTTTGATCAGGAAAATGACTATTGGGATACAATGGTCGCACTGAAAAAAATTAATACTGCTGATATTAGGCAAGTTGTTCCTAAGAGACAATGGTCATCCGGTACAACTTATGACTACTATCGTCATGATTATAGCAGATCTAACACTGCCAAAGTGTCTGGTGCAACAAACTTATATTCTGCATCATATTTTGTAATTAATGAAGACTATCAAGTCTATCTTTGTTTGCAGAATGGAACTGATCCTGATAACCCAAGTGGAAGACCATCACTTGATGAACCTACTTTTACTGACCTAGAGCCAAGAGCAGCAGGAACTAGCGGCGATGGATATATTTGGAAGTATCTGTTTAGAATCAAACCAAGTGAAATTGTAAAGTTTGAGACAACAGATTTTATTCCAGTTCCCGCTGATTGGGCAACTTCCACAGATAATGCAGCGGTAAGAGATAACGCAGTCGATGGCTCTATTAAAATTGTAGCAGTTACTGATCGTGGTGTTGGACTTGGAACTGCTAATAGAACATATTCCAATGTTCCCATCAAAGGTGATGGATCTGGTGCAACTTGCACAATCGTTGTCAATAATGATCAAAAAGTTGATACAGTTACCATATCAAATCAGGGTTCAGGTTATACATATGCAAACGTTGATCTTGTAGCAGGTGGCGTCCCTACTGGAACTTCAAGACCTACACTTGATGTAATTATTACTCCTCAAGGAGGTCACGGTGCAGATATTTACAGAGAGCTTGGTGCATACAACGTTCTTTTATACTCTAGAATTGAGAATGATAATGAAAACCCAGATTTCGTCACTGGAAACCAAATCGCAAGAATTGGTGTCGTACAAAATCCAGAAGCAAGTGCTGGAACAATTCTAAATTCAGATAAAGCAAGTGCTGTCAATGCTCTTAAGTTAGTGGGTGCTGGTTACAGTTCTGCTACTTTCTCTGCAGACTCATATGTTACCCAAACAATTGCAACTGGAAGCACTGCTGTCGGAAGAGTTGTTAATTATGACCAAACTACTGGTGTTCTGAAGTATTGGCAAGATCGTTCTGTATCTGGATTTAACACAGTTGGAACA